ACCATCACCAGCTTGTGATTGCAGTGATGTGGCTCTTATCTCCATCATCTCTTTAGCGGTCCAGCCTTCACTGAAAGTTTGTTGTGTCAAATTCCAGTGCATAGACGCCGCTTGTATTTGCACAAATGCCCTGTTTAAAAATTCATAGTTAGGATCGTCTTTGTGCTTGTCATGATACCAACCACCAAGAAGCATCGTATTAGTAACGTCTAAGTCACGAGTTATTGTTTCTCGAACTACATCTGGATCTTTACCTTGTACTGTAGGAAAATTTGCAGCAAGTTTTTCTGGATCTGAATAATTCTTAACATGATCTACTGCATCCTCTGTCCCAGAATTAAACAAATGAAATCCCATGGGATCACCATGTACTCCATCATGACCAAATTTTGATGCGTCATAATATGGCATATACAAAGGTTGATCATTAACAGTCATGATATGATAGCCCATGCGATCTGCTGTATTGGTTTTCGTGCTGTCAAAATCAACACCAGCTTTTGCCATCTCACGAGCAACAATGTCCTGCCGGAAATCCTCATCCCACTCAATCCACATATTACTGAACGCCGGAATGCCACGCCGCAACATATCAATCAAATACTTTGGACGAGACATAGACGCCATGAACGCATGCTCAACCAGACTATTGCTAACAACGAACTTCTGCGCTGTGGCAATATTAGCCTGTACATTGCGCCTCATGGCTTCTGCATACTTGCCACCCTTGTAACCAACAATACCCTTCTTAGGCTCTGCAAGCGCCGCTAACAGCGTATTAGACAAGACAGGTCCATTGTCGTTCAAGAACTCTGGAACCACCTTGCTGAACTCTGGATCAGCTTTTGCAAGACGTTGCGCCATATTTCCTTGTGGTGCCATCTTCTGACCAGCGGCATCAACAAGACTTTCAAGATCTGTACTGGCTTCAATACGACTTTCACCAACCATAACTTTATCATCCAATGGATCTCTTTTAACTCTTACGTTATATGCTGGCTTAATCGATTTCTTCTGATCTTTATCCATTTACAACTCCACTACAGTGCCAATCTTGTGGCCTGTATCTACGTTAAAATTGTGAGCCAGCATGTCCAAAAGCCTTGAAGCTTTGTATGACTGCTCTGCCCAATCCTTGCTGTTTAAGATGTCATGAACCTCTTCATACATGTAAGCAACGTCCACACGGCTCATCTTCCGCAACTCATTGATCTGATCGTTATCCATGTCTCATACCTCCTGTTGGGTGGGGCCGTTAAGCCCCACCTATTTCTAATATCCGCGCCTATTGTGTTTCTTCACATATAGCTTTGGAGTATTAACTACACCCTCTGCATCAATGCTTTCTAGGTGCTTGCAGATGGCTTCATATGTCCTAGCAGCAGACCTGCAAAGACCAAAATAATTACTGTCAAACCAAGAATGATGCTTGTAGTGATTGGAGTCACTTAGCAACTCACGCAAAGCTTCATTGTCTGTGCCGTCAATGAAATAGTGAGTCTTAGTCTGGCGAATGATTGTCGGTGCAATCAAGTCGCGCTCACAATGGTCATCGTAAAAAACTTTGCCAATCTTAATAGTGTTCATTGTTTTTACCTCTCTTTTGATAGTGATATATAGTTTATATATGTAGTGTTTGCATAACGTCAAGCAAAAAAAAACACATGCCCGCTAATTAAGTCGAATTAACGGGCATGATATATTTACATATCTATTGCAGACTTGCTTGGGATCCACGTTATGCTAGGACGATATGGCTTTGTATCGTCATCTTCTACATCATCAGCAAAAGCATCAGGCGGTAACATATCACTAGCTCTTTGACAGGCTAATTTGTTCGCCGCTTTCTCTCTGTTATGAATTTCATCCATGCCATGGACAGATGAAGCACCAGCGTTCTTACCTTCATACATGTGGCGATAATGTCTTGCCATTGTCATCCTCCCTGTATGTTTCCAACACTGCTTTGAGCAGCAGCTCAGATAACCAGAGCATTTGTTCTGGTTTCATTGGCTTACGATATTGGACTCCATCAATCGTAATCAAGACATGATCCGGGTACGGGTGAATCAGAATCTGCTGCGGGTGTTCCATAACAAGAACAATTCTACTTATTCAGCAGCCAAAGGTTTGTTTTGCATCAACTTCGATGCCTTGACTCCGAGATTATACAAAGCTTCTTGCATAGGATTGTCAGATGCCTTACCCCGACCCGACATAAATACCTCACATGCCTCTCCCGTTTTCGGGTGGTAACTAACTGTAACAGACAAACCCATCCCGACATCTTCGGTTACACATGGTCTACGATCTGGTAATTTTGACATGCAATCCTCCTTATATATTATCTCTTGCTGTTACAGGCTCATACTCTCCCCGACTCATTGGACCGTTCACGGAACCTAACCATATTTTACCACCAGCGGCTGTAAGTTGGAACTTATCAATGCGCCCTGCTTGCTGTAAATTACGAACATATCCTTCCAATGTTTGCTTCCCGATGCCCTGTAATATCTCAGGAGCATCAGCGTCCTCAGATCTCTTATGCACACCGTTGTTGCCACTCATGTGAGTAAGAGCGATGCCATCTCTCTCACACTGAATAATCCAATCAGCCATGGCATCCAGACGCATATCAAGAGCAGAGCCAGTACCAAGCGCCTTGATCTCATCTGTGCGATCATTAAGTAAGCCCGTCATGCTATCCCGAACAAAGTGTCTTACTTCCCTAGACGCAGGACCATTTGACTTGACCACCGCACCATCGAAACAGCTATTGCGCTGATACGACAAACCAAGACGTTCACATGTTTTCTTGCCACGGGTTGTATCTACCTGCCACATGGCAAATGATGATCTCACACCATCAACCAGAGCGGTTGTACCCCGAATCAAGTTACGAGCTTGCTCCGGTGTCTTGACCACTGCATCATCCTTGATCTTCGTCATGTGGTGACAAACCAGTACAGATGCACCTGTTTCTGTGGCGATCCTAGCCAGCAGACCTGTCAGAGCAGCACCAGCAGCAGGGTCAGCATTTACGTCAGCATGTACAAAAGATGCGAGTGGATCAAAGACAATCAACTTCAAATTGTTCATCTGTATGATTTGTTCGTATATCTTCTCAAACTCTTCAGTGGTCCCGAACTCGCCCCCGACCTCATTCAAGATAGCAAACACACCACCCACATTGGGTAATGACACGATCTTTAAATCATGAGTGTAATTCTTGCGCTCTTCAAAAGGATCAAGTCTTTCAACCCTTCTGTGCATTTCAGCCTCATCATCTTCCGCAGTGAAGATCACCACGTTACCGAACTCTTTAACCAGCCCACCAAAAGCAGTGGTCATAGGCTTGCCCGATGCGATCTTCATGCCCATGTCTAATGTCATCATGCCTTTACCAGCGTCACCAGCAGCAGCAAACAAGATAGGCACACCCAACGGGAATGTTGCATCAATCAAGAACTTTTGTTCTGGTGCATGCCCTTCAAATCGGCTAACAAGAAACGAGTTGTCCAGCAGATTGATATTTGTCTTGGTGATCTTTGCTTTGGCATTAACGAACTCTTCTATGTTAAAGCCTTCATTAAGAGCATCATGAGCATCCCAACCCTCTGGTTTTCCCATGGGTGGCGTCAGCATTGTGACCGACTTTGCACCAGCGGCTAGAGCCAAATCCTGAATGAGATCCGCCAAACGTTTACCGCCTGTGTCATTGTCAGGCCATAGGATTAGCTCTTTGCCCTGCAACGGAGAGAAATCAAACTGTGGCGCTGTTTTCTTTGTAAGCGCTCCTGCACCACCAATTGTACAGGTTGCTGTGTACCCTGCATGGTTCAAAGCATCTGCACATTTCTCGCCCTCTACCCATACAACACGATCAGATGCCATAATATTTGGTATGTTATACAATGGTCTAATGTCAGGAAACTTGGAGTAAGATGCTCCTTCGATGAATGGCCTGAACTCTTTTTTAGGCTTGCCCTTGGTATTGAGCATGGGATTGCCAGCTATATCTTTGACGTTGTAACGCCGGACAGAAACGAGTAACTCACCATCAGCATTGGTGTACAAATATTCTGCATCATACGGAGAGTTAATATTATATTGAGGACGTATTGGATTCTCGACTGGTGCATTATCCCGAACAATTTGCGGCTCTACGTTATCAAGATAGTCAGAGAACATGTTCTTGATCTCTGCCATCTTCATGCCACGAGCCTCCATCAAGATCTTGACAATGCCCCCGATGCCAACGCCACCGTTAAAATCTTGCCCCTGCATGAAGTGCGAGGATTGTGGATCAATGTCTATCTTTAATGATTGCCCCGGATCACCAAGCAATGATCCGATGTAAAATGTTTTTCCATGTATGCGCCCAGCAGGAAACGTGTCCTGTAAGATCCGAATTTGTTCAGACCTTGGAACCTTGCGCGAAATATCTTCAACTAAATCATGTGCCGATCTACCAGATGTAGTATTGCCAAACCTCACCACACTCATTATATTGTACCTCATCAAGCATTGTTTTTACCTACGGGGTGGTTCACGCCACCCCTTCTTTTTCCCAGCAAGTGTTGCGGAACTCACACCACTTACACGCAAAGTAGTCATCGTTTTGCGCCACACGAGGCAGCATCTCTTGTGCCTGTGTTGCCTTTAATATGTTTACAGCCTTGTCACTTGTCGCTTGAGCCAACTCAGCGTTAAACGGAACCATCTCAATATAGATCTCGCTAGTGTTCTTATTGAGAACCGTAAACACACATGGGTTCTCTGTCAGATCCATGTAGGCCTGATAGAGAGCCACCTGTGCTGCATAAACCGGATTAGCTTCTGCCACGCCTTTACGAACAAATTCGTTAAACTTTTTTTCGGAGGCAGACTTACATTCCCATAACATGGGATACGAGAGGTGTAATGGACCGCTACATATTACACCGTCAATATGTCCACGGACTTCACCGTTAGCAGTCTCAAAGCCAAATTGTTCGCCCTTCTTTTCCGTGCGTAGGTCAAACCCCGCGTCACGAAAGTACATGATCATCATATCTTCGATTGTGTGACCAAGAGCAAATGTTCGTAATGTCTTCGCAGGAAACCCTTTGCCCTCATCAATGGGCTGATTCATATACCTATACTGGAGTTTTCTTGTGCATGAGTCGCCAAGAGATGAAGCGCCAAGATACTTGCGCTTTGGCTGTTTATCTTCTTTTTCAACAATAGCCCGATCAAGTTCCCTGACTATGTTATCAGCATCAGAAGGGGGCTTCTGCTGCGGCTTTTGTTGGTGGATTGTACCTGTTAAAAAGTTCTGTAAGGTATTCTTCTGCGTAGACATCTTCTAGCCCTTCTATTTCCTTTATAATCACCATCATGGCTATTACTTCGTGTTCCTCTAATTCAACAAGTCGTCTGTCCCATCCGATTCTGCCGAACAATTCTCCTACTTGTTTTAATGCACTGTCCTGCTTGCCCATGCTTCCGGCCCCTCTAAATTTTCAAATGTCGCACAATAATAATCAGGATGATCTTGTATATCTATAAGCACTTCAGCCCTGACAAAATCATCTTCTTTGCCTAATATTATCTTACAAAGAAGTTTAGTTATTGCTTCCTGCAACTCACTGATGTCCTTTGGATCACCACACATCATGAAGTATGATGCCTCCATGGAGACATTCTCTTTAAACAATACGTTGAATGTTACCTCACCACGGTTCATGCGATTTTCTCTTCTGACATTATGTCGTAAACAATGTTGTCGATAAAACGTTTGTTCCACATGTAATTCAACATACAGGCGGCACGGTATTTCGTCCAAGAAAAATCCATGGCGCTTACTGTAACGCCCTTTGCTTGTAATAAATCACGTTGCTTTGGAGTCACCGGATCATTAAGCCAACGCTTTGTTTTGTTTGCTGTGTCTCCAGATTCGTTCTGTCTCATGAAGTCATCAGCCGCCGCCATAACCTGACGTTTAGTGCCGATGCTCCTTGCCATTGTTTTGCCATTTTTCTTTTTAACGACAGCGACACACAGACCGTCAACATCAGCTACTAATGCAAAACCGTTAAACCCAGATGCAACCATACATTTAGAATTACCGAATAGATCAATCCAACGAAACGGAGATCTTTGCATCAGATCAACTTCGGTCATCTCAAAGCTATCAAGAGGATCTGCGTGAGATTCAAACTCATGTCCACAAACCGGACATTCTCTAACACCAAGTGGAACCTCAGAACCACATTCAGGACAATTTTTTGTTGGCGCTTTTCCGGGTTCTCTATCGCCAGCACCGTCAAGATCAACGGCATCATCCAACGAGCCATGTGTCAGGACAGACGTACCAAAGTCCATAACGATACAATTTGATTTTACCACACCCGGAAATTCTTCTTGGTCTACCGTGCGTAAGCCCCGACCAATCATCTGCACCATGGTAGCTTTATAAGAGCAAGGACGAGTAAGAACGATGCAGGATACAGGAGGTGAATCAAAACCTTCCGTAAGAACAGCCACATTGACAACAACTTGAATATTGCCGTTGCTTAAATCTTTTAATATTTGTTCGCGTTTATCCTTATCTGTATTACCCGTGACCATTGCTGCATCAACGCCATACCTTACAAACTCTTTACACAAATCTTCGGCATGCTTGATGGTAGAGCAAAATACAATAGTCTGACGATCACCAGCTTTTGCATCCCACTCTTCAACCACACGTTGATTGATTGCACGGCGATTCATAATGCTTTCAACCTGCGCCATATCAAAATCAGATATGGCTTTTCGTACCTGACGCAATTCGTCCTGCACACCAACATCAATCACGTATGTCTTAGGCGGTACGAGAAAGCCCTCGCGTATTAATGTAGAGATTTCGATTTGGTGACTACAGTTCGTAAAGATGTCCCGTAAGCCCTTCTTGTCACCTCTGTTGGGGGTAGCGGTAAAGCCAACGATCTGCACCCCCTCATTGGCCTTCTTAGCGGCCTTAATGATACGTTGATATGTATCCGCAACGGTATGATGCGCTTCATCCACCACGATCAGATCAACCTTGGGCATATTATCCAAGTTCTTTTCACGGGATAGCGTTTGCACCATTGCAAATACAGCGTCACCAGACCAATCCTTTTTAGCAGCGTTTACTTCACTGATATTTAAAGATGGATTGACAAGGTTAAACTTGTTTGAATTTTGTGAAACCAATTCGTCACGATGCTGCAAGACAAGCACGTTTTGTGAACTTTTATGGCGTTTGCCAACCAGAGCAGAAAGCATGATTGTCTTTCCGGCTCCAGTTGGCGCAACGACTAAAGTGTTACCGTGCTTATCAAGTGCATCAGAAGCGTCATTGATTGCAATCTTCTGATACTCTCGCAGGATCATTGTTTAGCCCAACGTATACCTGTGAGAGCGTGACGCTTTCTCATATTTTTTGTAGACCTTATACCCGGCCTTCCTGATAAGAGTTACCTCTTGATAAATAGAACCCTTGCTTTTCCCAGTGGCTTCTGCGGCCTCTGAAATTGTAACGCCCTTCTTGCGCGCCATAAGACGGAGTGTCTTAGCACAAAACGCAGGTACTTTTTTGTCAAGATTAGTGGGGGACTTTACGGCCCCGGCGTCCCCCGTACCGAGTTTAGCGACCTCTGGAGGTTTGCCGCTAATAAACTGCCACAATGATGTTATTGCGCCCATGACGGTGTTACCCCCCCTGCTGTAGTATTCTGTTGAGGTGCAGGGGCTTGTGGCGATTGTGTTGATGGCGTCAGCGTAGCTGATCCAGTAACAACATTACCGCTTGAGATATAATTAGGCGAGTCTGGTGTCAAGACAGTTTTGATCTTGTTACGATCAGGATAGCCATCACGACCTTTCTCAATACCCAACGTGCAAGAGATATTCATGCCATTGAGCATATGCACACCTTGTACGGATGCGCGTTTAGCCCTAGCATCCTCACTTTCATCTTTAGGAGATATACCAAAACCACTATCAACCATCTGTTTAATGGTGTTCAAGCCAATCTTTCTTGCCTTAGAAATGCCATTTTGATCTTTGGCATCACCATCAACAAAAATATTCTGCCACACTTTACGCTTATCAAAAGCGCCACCCACGATTGTTAGTTCGATAGGCAACCACTTAGCAGTCGTTGTCATGGACTCTTTGAAATATCTCCCAGCACCATACTCTGGGATCTCAATGGTACCACCAGATAATTTGATGATAGCATTTACCACAGTCCCGTCAGGGATAAGTTCAAAGTCTCTATCTCCACCATCCATTGATGGGACGTTATTCAGATCAAGCATTTATTTGTCCTCTTCTTTATCATTAACCGTTACTGGATTTACAAACTGCATGGCTTCTGGTCTTGGGCCAGACATTTTTTCAAACAGTTTGCCAAGATGCGGTTCTTCAAGTTCTTCAAGTCTGCCGCTTCTATCTTTGGCAGGATAACCCCACCTGTTTAAAGTTGTACACACGAAAGCCCTAAACATAGTTCCATCGTCTGCTGGGATTGTCGTCATAGTAATTAACTCATCGACAATACCGGGCAACTCACGCCCTGTCTTTGCACCTTCAATTTGAAGATCAAAAGTAATACGACCATAATCGTCTGTCTTCTCATCAAGGATACCAACAAAGATTACATTCTTCTCACGAATATGTTGGAGATGAGTAAGCC